GATTATCTTCAACTTCCCCGTTCCAGTGAATGGGACAGAAGTGAAAGAATTGCCCTTGGAAAATGAAACAATGGTCGAGGTTTGCAGTAGTTATATCAGGGCGGATAAATAACCTGCCTGCGTTTCTTATTCTCGAGCGAGCTCCCTACGCCTCACAAAAAGGCGACAAAAAGCTCTCAGAAATTTAGTAAATAGCACAAAGGCCGTCCGTGCTGGGCGGCCTTTGTGCTTTTATTCTTTGTACGCTCCAATGCTCCTAAAGAAAGCCGATTCTTGAATGTATTGCACATCCTCTGCGATTGACCGCACAGATGAATTATCGGATTTAATCTCAAAGGAATTTAGAATAAACTGTTTCAAGGCGCACAAACTATAATCCCCAATCGACTTGCCAAAAAATGCGGTGAGAATACCAATAATGGTTTCCTCGTGCCGCGCAAAACTGCACGCGTAGACCTTATGCTCAGGAGCAAAATAAACCCAATATGTAAAGCGCGCTTTGTCATGGTTCGCTTTTATATCAAGGCAAGCCTCATCCGTTTTTAGAAAATGAACCGCCCGGTTTGTTATCAGATTCAGTTCGCTTTCCCCAACCGTGCAGCCGTTCGGAAACAAGTCTTCCATGAACCGCTGAAAATGTTGATCTCCTGCATCCCCGTCAAACACATCGTGCCAAGTAGAGCCGTAATCTTCCAGCAGTTCCTCTTTCCGCTCAAAAAGAATGGTACAGGCCAGTTTAATAAAGTTCTCAGGCGACGATACTTTGAAATGCAATTTTTCCATATATACCACCTATCAACTACGCCTCAGGGGAAAAGCTCCAATGTATATCAATATTTTCCCCGTCCAGATCTATACGGCGGATAAGGCTATGGACAAGCTCCCGCCTTTCGTCCAGCGTCCCATTGTCCAGAACATCTTCCGCCCCGACCAAAGCAGCCCGGGCAGCATCCAGGCGCTGGGTGGGCGGCTCCTCTACGGCCTCCGCCAGGGCGGCTTCCACGCCGTCAATTTCCGCCTGGAGCTTTGCCACGCGGTCTCCGACCATAGAGGCAGGCAGTGAACCGCCCATCTGGTACAAGTCCAGAACACGCCCCATCTGCGCCCGCAGATCGTTCAGGCGCTGTTGCAGCGCAGCCCGGCGCTGGGCTACATCTTCGTCCTGCTGCGGCCCGGACACCGCCAGCTCAAGCGCCGCCGGGTCAAACGCCAGCTTCCGAATCTCGCCCTCTATAATAGCGTCCAGCTTCGCCACCGCCCAGCGGTCATTCCGGCAGTTTGGGTCGCGGATCATGTGCTTTGCGGATTTTGCCCGAGAGTAACAAACGTAGTATGGCCAGTAGCGCTTATTCTCGCCCCTGCCCGAGTAATTGCCGCTGGCAAAGTACCGGGCGCCGCAGCGGGCGCACCAAATAATACCACCTAGCAGGTGGGTGGATTTGAACGGAGAATTCCGCTCCATACCATCCGAACAGGTACGCTTCCAGCTTGAGGTGGCAAGCCGGGCAGCGGCAGCGTCAAAGGTTTCCTGTGAGATCAGCGGTTCATGCTGACCATCGTACACCTTTTTCGCCCAGTTTATCTTCCCAGTGTACAGCGGGTTTTTGAGGACGTCCCGCACTGTGGTATCAGACCCCCAGTCGCCGTCCTTGGTGGTGTAGTGCGCAGCCATATATTTACGAATGCGGTTCACCGGCCAGCCTTGGAGGTACAGAGAGAACACCTCCCGCACCTGCATGGCCTCGTACTCGTTCACCACAAGCCCATCGCCGCCCTCGGCAATGGTCTTGTAGTCGTAGCCGATAGGTGCATAACCGCCGCCGTGAAAAAGGCCGGCTTTTGCCCGACCGACTCGGCCAACCGCCATGCGCTCCCGGATCTGTTCACGTTCCAGCTGGGCGAACACCGACAGGATGCCGATCATAGCCCGGCCAAACGCCGTGGAGGTATCAAAGTTTTCGTTCATGGAAACAAAGGCACAGCCGTTCTTCAGGAACACGTCCTCGATCAGATACAGGGTATCCTTTTGGGAGCGAGACAGCCTGTCCAGCTTCCAGACCAAAACAGCACCGCACTTTTTCGTCTGCACAAGGGAGATCAGCTGCTGCATACCCGGACGTTCCAGCTTTGCCCCGGAAAAACCCGGATCGGTGATGACCTGGGCAACCACCCAGTCCTTCGCCAGACAGTACGCCTTTAGACGCTCCTGCTGCTCGCTGACAGAATAGCCTTTTTCGGCCTGCTCTCTCGTGCTGACGCGGACATAGCACGCCACCCGCAGGCGGGCGGAATCCATATCGCGCATAAAATCACCCCTTTTCAAATTCAGGGCGACGTGTTACAATAAAGGCAGTTGCCTTCCATGTCAACTGCCTGTGCTTTGTGGCGCAGCCCCCTGTTCCAGCAGGAAGCGGCCACCTCACTTTTTTTGTGTTGTAGCACTGGCCCCAGCGCTGACCCTTTCCAGAGGGTCGGCGCTTTTTTATTTACATGGCAGTGTAATGATATACACCATCGTCGCCTTTTTCAACTCTACCCAGCGTTTTGGAAACAGAGTACTTGTCCGACATTTCGCCATAGGTTGCACTCTCAGGATGCCCCGCAGTAAAGTACAGGCAGGTGCCGTCATTGAGGTTCACAACAATATAGGTGTACTCGGAATCAGCGACCAGGCTGTCCGCAAATTCGGCGAACTGCTCGTTGGAGAGCGCCTGGGCAATGGCCTTGTCAGAGTAAACCTCAAGGGTCGTACCAATTTTCTCATTCAGCCCATTCAGCACAGGATGCTCATAAGTCGGAGCCTTCAGCAAGGGATTGCTGGACGTTACGACGCTTGCAGCTTCGCTGCTCACGGCCACGCTCTCAGCAACAGAACTTGAAGTCACCGCAGAGGAAGCAGCAGGCTCGCCGGAAGAAGCGGAGCCGCCACAAGCGGCCAAGGCGGCGCAGAGCGAAACAGCAGCGACCGCTACAACAACACGTTTCAATTTCATTTTAGATTTCTCCTTTCTGTTTACCACCAAAGACCACGCCCCAACCGGGACGTGGCTTTTTTTCATTTTAGCCGGTGTCTTCGTGCATACTCGTAGCTTCGGCATCTGGGGTGCCGGATGCAGTACCAAAGTTCTTTTCGTAGGCGGCCTCGGCAGCCGCTACCCCGGAACCTGGCGGAGAGGCCTCTGCGCTTCCGGATTGCGCAGAGGAACCAATGATTTTTTGCATCACATCCCAGAACGCCTGCCGCTGGGCTTTGGACAGCTTGCAGTAATTTTCTACCATGTCCCGTTCCAGCGGGGTCAGATCGTACTGCGCAGCCAGGGCATCCACAGCGCCGGAACTTTCCGGCAGGAACATCTCCCCGGCGCCGTTCAGCAACCATTCACGGCTGACGTTGAACTCCTTGCAAATCAGAATCGCGTTTGATTCCGTCAAGCGGCTTTTCCCGCTTTCAAGGTACGACATAGCGGAGATTTTAATTCCAATTCTGGAACCAAATTCCTGCTGGCTTAGCCCCAGCGCCTGGCGCACTGCCTTTACACGTTCATTTTCGGTCATTCAAATCACCTCCTTTCTTGTGATTCCTATATTACCACAAAATTTCGACAATTCAAGTCTAAAAGCGATTTTTATGCTTGACTTTTTTCGGTAATCGAAGTATTATACTTGCGTAACCGAAACTCAAGGCTTCGGTTATAGAAACCACACGGAGGTGAACCAGCAACATGAAGAACAACACCGCAGAGAAGAACAACGCCCCCAGCGCCGCCGAGATCGCGGCAGTGGTTGCGGCCTTCAAAAGCGCGACCCGGGAAGAGCAGCTGGTCTTGAACGGCGTGATGCTGGGCATGGCTACCCAGCGCAGCATCACCGAGCGGGCAGGGTGAGGGGGTGCAGCAGATGGACGACGATAAAGTTTTAGCGGCCATTGCCGCACTGAGCGAAAAGCTGGACGCCCGCTTTGAAACTTTGGAGCACCGGCTCACCGAGCAGGAGCGCCAGAGCAAGAAGGCCGCCAAGGCCAGCCGCAAGGCAGCAGAGGTGCAGCGCCAGCAGGGCGCAGACATTGAGCGGCTCAAGCAGATCGTGTATACCCTCGCCGAGAACGAACCCCTGCGCCGCTGGGACTGCCCGCCCTCGGCGGCGATTCGGAAAGAAACCGCTTACGCCGATTTTGAGCGAAACGGCATCAGCCGCCGGGAGGCCGCACGGCTCCTGGACGAAGCGGGCGTGATACGCCACGACCGCAGAGGCAAGCGAGCGCCGGTGATCCAGCTTGACGGCAAGGTGCGCCGGGTGCTGATCGTAGAGCTTGGCATCACCGAGCGGGCAGGGTGAGGGGGTGAGAACGTGACCGAAAAAGACCTTCTGGACGCCCAAGAGATCATCGAGATCTACAAAAAGACCCCGATAGACAAGCGCCCGATTCTGACCGCAGCCTTCAACGCCTTTCTGGCTGGTGCGGAAGCACAGGAGCTTTCCAACGGCGAAATGGCCGACCTTGAGCACTGCTTAATTGAACAGGCCTCAGCCAGCCTCGCCAAAATGACAACTCACTACTGCGGCTACGTTGAAACGTACATGGACGCCGCCCCGCCCAGCGAAGAACGGCTGGAAGCAGTCCAGCAGGGCATTAGAACCCTGAACCATATTTCAGTGACCCTGGAAAGGCCTCTGCGGGGGCCCACACAGAC